ATTGTTACTGAATATTATAAAAGGGAAAACATCGAGTTCCTTTGGGCTAGTTCTCGTCAAGCATTTAGCTATGTTGAAGCAGAACGTTGTAGTGTAGATATTATCACCATGACGCCTGACCTAATTAAGAAGGTCAAAGGTTTCGGTAAAGATCTTACACAATTTTCCCAAGAAACCTGTCAAATGTTTTTTAATGATGCAGCAGCAAGTGGATTTAGTATCTAATTTTTAGGCTTATGTCCTCTTCGCCATTCGATTCCTGGACATTCTCTAGATCTAATATTAATAATACCGTTATTCCAAAAAAACAAACCCTTACCTAATTCTGACATCGGATTATTTTTACCTTTCATTTTAAGAGAATGTCCTGGTCTTTTTTTATTTAAAAATGGATTAATTCTATTACGATTCATTTCTGCTATATCTGGTCTTTTTTGCCATACATAGAATTTTTAGAACCTTTTCCAAATCCTAATGGTTTTTTATTGGTAAATATTCCACCAATATTTTCATTTAACCATATATCAGATGTTAAAACGTTTAGTTTAGTTAGTACTTTCTTTTCCTAATTTTGGGCTGATATTTCATCTGTAAATATTTTTCTGACTTCTATAATATCGGGCAAACCAAAAGATTGTATAAATGCTTTTACAAATTTTGATGATGTTTGATAAGGATTAAATAGATCAGATGGATGACAACCTTTAGCGTAACGAACACCATAATAGTATTTTTTGTGTTCAGACCATCCAATAAGATAAGTGTAAGGCGTATAAATAGACATAGCTGGATCTCCTAACAGATTTAGAGTAGGTAGGGATGACAGTCCCGTGACCTACAATTGATAATATATTTATAGAAAGGTGAAACTTAATATGCCGTTTGAAGAGAACGAAGTATCCCAAAATGCAAATGGTGGTACGGAACTAGCGAAGCGTAGACTCGGTGACCTGATTGACCAAGAGCTACTAAGCAATTTCCAAATTGTTTGTTCGCGACCACGTGAACTTGATATGTCTAAGATTCGTTTGTTCTGGTGTCATGACCTACCAGAAGATCCAGAGTCAAAGAAGATTCAAACACAAGAGTTCCGTGATAGCTTTCATAAGTTTGTATTCATCAGTGACTGGCAGTATACACGTTACCAGTTGATCCATGGTGTACCATATGACCAGAAGTCTATTGTACTTGAGTCTGGTATTGATCCAGCACCAAATGATGTATTCACAATGAAAGATGATAAGACTATTCGTCTTGCTTATACCTCAACACCTCAACGTGGTTTGGATATTCTTCTTCCTGTGTTTGAGAAGTTGGCAGAAACTGATCCTAACATTCATCTTGATGTATTTTCCAGCTTTAAGATTTATGGTTGGGATGATTATGATAAGCAGTTCGAACCATTGTATGATCGTGTACGCAAGCACCCACAGATGACCTATCATGGCTTCGTACCTAATGCTGACCTAAAAGCCCATCTTAATACTTGCCATATTTTAGCATATCCTAACATCTGGCTTGAAACCAGCTGCCGTGCAATGCTTGAGGCTATGTCAGCTGGAATGATTTGCGTTCATCCTAACTATGGTGCATTACCAGAAACATCTGGTGGCTTGAATATTATGTACCAAGGTGACTCACAGAATAAAACGATTCATGCTGATGTATTCTATAGGCATTTGACCAGTGCAGTTGATTTTGTCCGTAGCGGTAATCATTTACCTATGATCAACTTCAATAAAGCATTCGTTGATAGCCGTTATAATATTGATAAAATCAAGACACAATGGACTATGATGCTTACTGACTTGGTTAACCAATACCCACCAGAAAAACGTGGCAAACCAGAACAACGATTCGTTTACAGGACTCATTAATTATGATCATTACAAAGACCCCACTTCGTATTAGTTTTTTTAGTGGTGGTAGTGATATGCCAGCCTTCTTTAATCAGGAGGCTGGCGCTGCATTATCAGTAACCATCGATAAGTGCATTTACATTGCTGTGCATAAAACTCAACACATTGGTATTAAAACAATGTATGATGAAGTATCACAGGTAGAAGATGTTAGCGATATGCAACATTCTATCACTCGTGAAACATTGAAGCTAGTTGGTATTGATAAAGAACTAACGATTGCTTCTATTTCTGATATTATTGCAAAAGGTTCAGGTCTTGGTTCTTCTTCAGCCTTTACTACTGGCTTGATTCATGCTCTTGCTAGTTTGCAGGAAACAGCTGACCTGCTATCACCAGAGTTACTGGCGCAAACAGCATATAACATTGAACGTAACCTATGCGGCTATCCAGTAGGTAAGCAGGATCAATATGCGGCTGCTTATGGTGGTATGAATTTGTTTGAGTTCAATACAAACGATACTGTTACTGTTAAATCATTCGCATACCAACAGCACAATATCGATAAGCTACAAGATAACCTGTTGCTAGTATACAGTGGTAAGTCTCGTTCAGCTAATAGCATCCTACAGAAGCAAGCAGCAGCTATGCTTGATGTTAATAAATTCAACATGGTTAAGCGTAGCCGTGATAAGGCATATACTGCTGCTGAATACATTACCAATGGTCAAATTGATGACTTTGGTGCGTTGTTGCATGATGCTTGGATGGATAAGAAGGGTGTCGTTGGAGAAATCTCGCAATACTATTTCGACTTTGTATATTCAAAGGCTATTGAAGCTGGTGCATTAGGTGGCAAACTGCTTGGTGCTGGTGGTGGTGGTTTCTTTGTGTTCTATGTTACTCCCGATAAGCGTGAAGAAGTTATTCAGGCAGTGACCACAGGGACTGAGTGTAAAGTGTTCGACTTCAAATTCACTAACTATGGCAGTCGTTTAATGTCTAACTGTTAACATAAATAAAAGAGTTGACATTTAGAGTAAGGAAGTTATAATGGATAATGTGATACAGTTTCCGAAGAAAAATAATAACGATAAATTCGTCCCAAATGATTTGGAGGAAATTGAAGAGCGTATGGAAGATTTGAAATTGGTTCATATCCAAGAAACATTGCTCCCCGTACTACACAATCTCTTCTCTAGTTTAGCAGTCGCTGGTTTCGATTTTGGTGTTGAGGAAGAAGAACTCGATCCATATATTAAAGACGGTGCACTTGTTGTAGAATCATTAAAGTCTATGCTCTGTAAACACCACGGTATATTTCATCCACTTTCAATATTGGCTGAAAATATGTTTGTTCCTGATGAAGAACAAGAAGGTGCATTTAAAATATCTGACAATATAAGTATAACGATGCAAACTAAAACTGAAGTTGAATAATTTACATTATGGTAGGAGGCTACAATTATTATCGTTGATCTGAATCAGGTCATGTTATCTAATCTAATGATGCAGTTAGGTAATCATACTAATGCTCAGTTAGAAGAGAATATGGTTCGCCATATGGTCCTTAATGCTTTGCGATCATATAAACAAAAGTTTGCCGATGAGTATGGCGAAATGATTATTGCTTGTGATAACAAGAATTACTGGCGTAAACAAGTGTTTCCATACTACAAAGCCAATCGCAAGAAGAACATCGAAAACTCTGAACTTAACTGGCAGTCTATTTTCGAATGCATGAATAAGATTCGTGCTGAACTCAAAGAATATTTCCCATACCGTGTTATTGATATCGAATCAGCGGAAGCCGATGACATCATTGCGACTCTTGTAGTAGAGCACAGTGAGTTTCCTGCACAGGATATTCTTATTCTATCTGGTGATAAAGACTTCATTCAGCTACATAAGTATGATAATGTTAAGCAATATGATCCTGTACGTAAAAGGTTTATTCAACACGAAATGCCAGAAGCATACCTCCAAGAACATATTCTTAAAGGTGATTCAGGCGATGGTGTACCTAACGTATTATCAAATGACAACTGTTTCGTTGTTGGTGAACGTCAGAAGCCACTAACACAAAAGAAGATGCAAACTATTATCGAGAACGGTATTGACGATAAGCTGAAGCGTAACTATATGCGTAACAAGCAGTTGATTGATCTTACTATGATTCCTGAAGAGATCAAAGAAAAAGTATTGGAATCATATAATACACAAAAGCCAAAAGGTAAAGAGAAGCTAATGAACTACTTCATAGTCAATCGCCTTAAGAATCTAATGGAAAACATTGCGGAGTTTTAAATGGGTACGAGAATTGGAATAGCAGAGTATCTTGAGAAAGTAAGTAAGCTCAAGAAGAACGAAGAAAAGGTAGCTTCACTAAAAGAAAGTGATTGCTATGCATTGCGCACTATTCTTCAGGCAGCATTTGATCCTCGTATCAAATTTCTATTGCCAGAAGGCGATGCACCATATAAACCAAATGACCTAGTTGACCAAGAGAACGTACTGTTCGCTGAAGCACGTAAGTTATTACACTTTGTTGAGGGTGGAAATCCTGGACTAAAGCAACTAAAGCGTGAAGCAATGTTTATTGAATTACTAGAAACAGTAGCACCAGCTGATGCAAAGATGTTGATGGCTATTAAGGATAAGAAATCGCCGTTTAAGGGTCTCACGGCTGAAGTAGCAAAGCAGGCATTCCCAGATCTTTTTCCTCAGGAGAACACCAAGTAACATGTCCAAGAGTCGTCAAAAAAAGTTCAATGTTATCGATCGCGAATATATGGACGGTGATTATGAAACTAAGAAAACAGTAAATGATCGCCGTAAAGAGAAAAGATTTGATCGTGCTCTAAGAACTAAAAATATTGATGTGTTACTTGACATGGAAGAATACGAGGAAGAAAATGCCCACCTACAATTTCTTAAATAATGATACAGGTGATGAGTTCGAAGAGTTCATGTCTATTAGTGAACTTGATGAATATTTGTTATCTAACCCAAATATTACGCAGCTAGTTAATGGAGCCCCTGCTATAATCTCAGGATATCATAAGAAACCAGATGCAGGTTTCCGTGATGTACTGAAGAAGATTAAACGCGAAGCAAATAGAGGTATTAAAAGATCAACTGTCAATACCTTTTAAGGGAACCAGTAACGATAACACATAAAGAGTACCAATGTCAGAAAAACGCCTAACGAGAAAAGAACGTCGTCGTAATCAGCAACAGCAAGGCGGGATAGAGGAAAATCCTCAAAAACTAAATTTTACTCTAAAAGATATACAACCATTAACTGAGAACCAACGTAAAACATTTGAAGCATACGAAGCTAATAAGAATATCCTACTTCATGGTATCGCAGGTACTGGTAAAAGTTTCATCGCTAACTACCTAGCAACTAGAGAAATACTACAACCTAATAGCAAGT